CTCCCGTTTCGTGCAGGTGTGCTGCCAGTTCGGGGAAGTCGTGGACACCACGGGACTGTCAAAGCTGCGTAACTGGGGCGGCTTACAGGCCGGACGCGTCGTCTCCATCCCCGTGCAGCGGGCCACCGGGCGCGTGCGCGACGGCAACATCAGCCAGGGCACGCTTCCCGACGGATGGGAGACCGTGCAGCCTACGCTGGAGGATGCGGGCTATCTCACCGCGAAGAAGTACGCGGGGTTGTCCGGCGCATACTGGGGCGACTCACGGACGATGGCCGACGCCACCAGCGACTTCCGCTACGAAGAAGTTCTGCGTATCGTCTTCAAGGCTATCCGCAAGATGCGCATCGCGGCTCTGAAGTCCATGTACGATGATCTGGACCCCGTGCTGCCGGACTCGGCTACCGGGCTCGGGTACCTCAAGGCCAACATCGCCGGAGCGCTCGACACGATGGTCGCCGCCATGCCCAAGGAGCTGGCGGGATACAAGATTACGATTCCCTCCGGACAGGACTATGTGAATAATGGCGTGGCGGTCGAAGCTCGGCTCATCGGCATCGGCATCATCCGCGAGATCAAGCTCTACGCCTCCTATGCCTACGCGGGCACACGGGGCGATACCCGGCTGGAGGGATAATGAACATCACGCATTCCCGCGAGGCGGTATACCGCTTTTTGTATGAGATGCGCGTCGAGCATCCTAATACGTACTACAGCCCCAAGGATTTGGAGCCTTTCGCGGCAACCGGGCAGCTCGCCGCCGTGCTTTCCTGCGGCGTGGAGCTCGGTCACCTCGAGCGGTACCGCAAACATTACAAGCTCACGGCTCAGGGCATGATGTACGCCGAGTCGCAGGGCTGGACGGAGGAATAATGGCTATCAACGGACGGCAATATGACTGGGAGGACATTTCCGTGGCCCTTCCTTCCGGGGTGGCGATCGGCATCACCGAGATCAAATACACGGACGGGCAAGGCGCTGAGGCCCGCTACGGCAAAGGCGCAATCCCTCGCGGCTACGGTCGCACGAACTATGAGGCCAGCGGCTCTTTCGTGCTCGACCGCGACGAGTGGGAACCGCTGAAAAAGGAGCTGGCGGCGTCCGGCGGCGGGGGCATTTATGACCACAAACCCTTCCCCATCGTGGTGAATTACGCCAACGACGAGATGGGAAGCATCACGGACACGCTCCCGGATTGCAAAATCACAAAGTTCGACGGCGGTGGCGGCTCACAAGGCGATTCCAACGTTTCGGCGGTTACTTGCGAATTCACCATCCTTTCCCCGATCATCTGGAACGGGACGCCAGCCAAGAAGGCCACCAGCGGGTTGAAGCTGTAGCCATATTCTCAACTTGACTGCACAAAACGACGTTTTCCGGAAAGCGTCGTTTTTGTTTGCACAGCGTGCGAGGTTTCCGGAAAACTCCTCCCGGCGGAGGTATTGTGGCGCATCTGAAACATTAACCGCCACAGGAGGCGCAGTATGTCCGCTCCCGAAACACCCATATCCACTCCCGAAGCCCGCAAGTACGTCGCATTTTCCCATACGTTCGAGGACCCGTGGGGCGAGGGCGATGAAGAATCCGAAGTGAAATGCGCGTTCCGCTTCGCCAAGCCGAACAAGGTACAGATCAAGCGACTGCAGGATACGGCGGCGAAGAACGCCGCGAACGCCTCGCGCAACCTCCTCCTCGATACCGTACATCCCGACGACAAGACCGCGCTGGCACAGGCGATGGAAGACTATCCCGGCCTTGCCACCACGCTTTCCGGGGCAATCCTCAAAGGCGTGGGCATCAGCAACGAGCTGGGAAAGTAGCCTTATCCCCCTTTGACGAGGGGGACGCGCTTATCCAGTTTCTGCTTCACGAGCGACCGGCGGACGAGCTGGAGGAGTGGATTCTCCAGCTCGCCAGAGCCAAATGGCTTGAGGAGCGTCTTTTCAAAAACCTCGCCCGCGCCGTTCATGGCAGTAAGGCGGTGAAGTGATGGAAGTCTTTTCTGTTTTTGCAACGCTCTCGCTGGTCGACCTGATTTCAAATCCGCTCGGCAGGGTGCAGGGGGCGATGAAGTCCCTCGGCCTCGATACGTCGGGCCTTGGCGCACGCATGGGCAACCTCGCGCTGGCGATGGCTCCGGTCGCGCTGGCGGCGGGATTGGTCATGGGCGCGCTCGGCATGGCTTCGGCAAAAGCGATGGCCTTCGAGTCCTCGATGGCGGACGTCGCCAAGGTGGTCAACTTCGAGACGGACGCCGAGCTGAAGGCCATGTCGGGCACGATCATGGATATGGCCGGGCGCATCCCGATGGCCGCCGACGGCATCGCCGCCATCGTCGCTGCCGCCGCCCAGTCCGGCGTTGCAAAGCAGGATCTGACGGAGTTCGCCGAGCAGGCCGCCAAGATGGGCGTGGCCTTTGACCTTACCGGCGATCAGGCCGGGAAGATGATGGCGGACTGGCGGGCGGGCATGAACCTGACGCTTCCGCAGGTTTACGCACTCGCCGATGCCGTCAACCATCTGTCGAACAATATGAATGCCACCGCGCCCAATTTGGGCGAAGTCGTCCAGCGTGTTGGTGCGGTGGCTATGACCGCCGGGCTTGCCGAGACGCAGGTCGCCGCTCTCGGTGCGGCCTTCCTGTCCTCCGGAGCCGGGCCGGAGGTTGCGGCAACGGCCCTGAAGAACTTCACGACGACGCTGGTCAAAGGCAGCGCCATGAGCAAGGATCAGGCCGCTGCGTTCCAGTCGCTCGGCTTTTCGGCCACGCAGATGGCGAAAGACATGCAAAACGACGCGCAGGGCACGATTTTCAAGGTGTTGCAGGCCATTGCCGACAAGCCGAAGGAGCTGCAAACCTCGCTCTTGACTGAGATGTTCGGGCAGGAGTCGCTGGGCGCGATTGCTCCGCTTTTGCAGAATATGGGGAACCTCTCGC